TAAAGGTAAATCATATAGAGTATTAGGTTTATAAATATCCAATGTCAAGAGCAGTCAATATAGCAAGTGGATTATTAACCATGTCAGGACTAGCAGCAGTAGCAGTAACTCTGACTATGATGCACCCCGAGATAGATGCTAAAAGCCATGAATGCTTGGCTATGAACATTTATCACGAGGCTCGGGGTGAAGTCGTAGAAGGCCAGATCGCAGTTGCGCATGTTACACTAAATCGCGTGGAACACGCACAATGGCCGAATAATATTTGTGACGTCGTATATCAGCCTAAGCAATTTAGCTGGACGTTTATGATTAAAGATCAAACTCCTTCTGAAAAAAAAGCATGGGGTCAGGCTAAAGTCATTGCGCGCGACGTGATGATAGGAAACGTAGATGATCCTTCTGAAGGTGCTACTTTTTATCACGCAACGTATGTAAATCCGTCTTGGGCTGATCAGATGGAAGTAAGCAAGGTAATTGATAAACACGTATTTTATACATGGGATGGAGTTTGGGACGAATAAATGATTAATTATAAATTTAATGAAGGTGAATTGATAGCAGAATTTAAAAATTATATTGATGCTACATATGATGGGCATTATGCAACTAATAAGTTCCAATCAACAGAAGTAATTATTGCAAGAGGCCATGGTACAGGCTTTTGTATGGGAAATGTTGATAAGTATTCGAATCGTTATGGTAAAAAAGGCACTCGGGCTGATGCTCGAAAGGATTTAATGAAAGTTCTCCACTATGCCCTCATCCAACTCTACATTCACGATAGCGAAGAAGAAATATAAATGGATTGCATACGATCCGGATGGCTATGTGCTAATTATATCACACTCAAGAAAGATTGTGATGGAGCATGTACAGTATTTAAAACACATGTTAATATATAAGTTGTAAGCGTTAATAACGGATGTATGGACCGCGGGGCAGTACCGCGCTGCTCCACCACAAGTACATAAGATGTATTTCTGATGGGGCAGAAATTTAGGATCGACATGTATTCTAGTTTACAAAACACAAATGCAAACGATAATTTTGCACCATCTGGTTACGCACTAGCTGCATAACACAGGGGGTTGGCCACTTACCTAGCAACAGAAAACGTGGCAGCTTATCATGATAATTTTAAAAGGGAACTAAAAAAAATGAAATTTGCAGCAATCGCAGCGGCCGCTCTTGTAACGGCAACATCAGTCTCAGCAAACGAGATTGGAGCAACGGGTATTACTTGGGGTGTAGAAACAGAAGCAGCGTACACAATCAATGACGCGACCGGCGCCGACGTAGAAGATTTTGGCGTAAAGGTAACGCCTGAAGTCGGATACACAATGTTTGGTGTAGGTCTCACTGCAGACATGGATTTGCCGGTATATAACAACGAAGAGTTTAAATTAGATAAAGCATTTGATAATCCAAAGATCAATCTTGGTGCAACATATGAGTTGTTTGGCGGGCTTGAGTTGTTTGGTGAAACAACCTGGGATATCGATGCAGAAGACGCAATAAGCTCAAAAGTAGGTGCTACTTTTAACTTCTGATAAATACCTACAAGGGTCACTACTTAATAAGTGCGCAGGGGGCCATGGTTAGCCCCTTTTTTTTTATTAAGAAGGGATATACTATGAAAAAATTATTATTAGCCTTAGGGCTAGTTACTAGTACATCTGCGCATGCAGACATGTTACAGATAAATGTACCGTGCGATCCGGCTCCTGAAGTAATGAGAATAATGCTGCAATATAAGAATGCATTACTTCTCCAAGGTACCGGAACGATTGCTTCTAAAGATGGAAGAACCTTTACGTCAGCCGCTCAAATATTTTTAAACCAAGACACTGGCACGCTAGCCTTTGTTTTATCTTTTCCAAATGAAGACAAACCTCCAATGTCATGCCTGATTATTGCTGGTGCTGAGTGGGTACCTTATGCGGGCCGTCAACCATGGGATGAAAAGAAAGAAGACTTGTAATGTGGATATTATTGTTTGTTTATATGTATGACACACATCCTTATGTAGAAAAGCACAGTGTACATAAAGACATGGTAGAATGTTTTAAAGCCAGAGAAAATCTTGGGGCTGAATTAAGCGGTGTGTCTGGTCATTTTCTTAACGGTCAACAAGCAATTTGCGTAAAAACTTAATTATTATAAATACAGCTGATTCACATTATGGGGTATAGTATGTACAAAAAAATAGTGGAACTGCTTGTAGCGGCAATAGTTGTCATATTTATTGGCACTATGTCTTTTTCTGAAGATGCTGACTGTCCTGATGGATATGTGTGCACAAAAAATGAAACCGATAGCACAGTATCTAGTCAATCTAATTCTACCACAAAAGTAGAATCACCGCCCCCTTCTGCAATTGCGCCATCAATAAATTCTTCTAACTCAGATTTATGTACAGTAGGAGTATCTGGCGCAGTTCAAACTCAAATTCTTGGCATGTCAGCTGGTAAAACGGTTCGTGATATGAATTGTGAAAAATTAAAGAACGCAAAAGTTCTCTACGATATGGGAATGAAAGTTGCTGCAGTATCAGTCATGTGTCAAGACGAAAGAGTATTTGACGCAATGATGGATGCCGGCACACCCTGTCCTTATGATGGAATGATTGGCCCTGAGGCAAAAGCCGCATGGTTGGCAAATGAAGAGAAACAGCCAGATGAAGATACTGGATCTTTCAACCCACTAAAGGATATGGATGACGATGAGAAATCAACTACCATTGGCGGCGCTGCTGTCGGTGGCCTTCTCCTCTTGCTGTTACTCTGATACTACCTATGGAGTGACACCGAATGCGGCTATAGCTGGATTGACCTGGAGCATGGGACCCGTGCTACCAGACGCTACTTCTTCATATATTACAGTACAGGTAAACGGTCTAAACTATAGATATACCATGATTAAAGATCCTGAAACGGATGCAGTGGTCTATGTAAGAAACGTTAATCCTGATGGGGGATATGTATTTGAAGAGAAAGATGATTGGTCTGGAATTCCTGGTGGAAATATAACAAAGTTTTTTAGATTTCCGTACACTGATTCTACTAAATGGGGAAATGGATCAATTGACGTAGAAGGCGATGGCCAAGTAGTTAATCAGTCGGTTACATATAATTACAAGATGGATATTGATGAGCAGCTAATGCTATGCGCGGCATCTCCTCTCGCTGACCCTTCTTGTCCGGGGTTTAAAGAAGCACTGGCAAAGTATCTTGCAAGTCTTAGTGATCTTTTACCAGGCGATCCATTTTATGATGAATGGATTCAGGCGAACTTATCTATTAACGATGAGGCTGATCAGGCTGAGCAGGAAGAACAAGCAGAAGAGCCAGAAGAGAATCTTTCAAATTTTGAGAAAGATCTTGGAGGAGAAAATAGTATAGGTGATCTTGTTGATGTAGAAGCGCAGACAAGAATGCTAGCTGCACTAGCACAAACACCGAAAATAGAGAATTATTATATAATAGATATACCAGGTGGTGAATATAAAGATGCATTAAAACTTGAAGATACAACTTTACCTGATAACCCTAGAGCGATGAGAAATCTAGCATCTGACGCTAACCATAGAAAAATGGTACGCTCGCAATACGACAGAGAACAGTAGGAGAAGTTAATGTTCAAATCAATCTTTACCTTGGGTGCTATAGGTTTGATGTCGACAGCGGCCTTTGCCAATGAGACACCTATTACCGGTAATATATCATCCAAGTGTTCAATTTTTACGGATACGCCAGGTGTTTATGGTAACCCTACACCAGACGAATTAAGTACAAAGGCGGCTGATGGTGGCGTGGATCCTATCGTCCGCTATGATGTTACGGTCGCAGACAAATACAAAGCAAAGATTTCATGGCCGAATTCATTTACGTCATCACCTAGTCTTTCGGATGCAGTAAATTGGGATGGGGAGACAACAGTGGCTAGCCATTCTGTATCAGGAATGTCAGCTTACGAAGCGGCTAAGGTTGAGTATGAAAACCATACAGAATTTGGTTTAACACTTGCAGGATCAACCTGGTTTAAAATTGA